GATTCTAGACAGGTTCTTAGTTAATAAAAGCAAGCCCCAAGTTGCTGCATCAGTAAGTGGGGCAGATGAAATATTGAAGTATAAAGAGTTGTTAGATCAAGGAGTTATTTCTGAAGAAGAGTTCCAAGCGAAGAAAAAGCAATTATTAGGAATTTAAAAAAGCACTCATATGAGTGCTTTTTTTATTTTAAACCAAATTGAGATTTATTTTGTAATTTGCCATCTTGGAACATGAAGTTCGCATTAGCGCCAAATCCTTTTTCTCCATCCCATTTATACATGATTGTATGGAATTGATCGCCGGCTTGACCTGTTTCAGATAAAACTTCCCCGTCGCTACCAATGATAGCTTTAACTTCGTCATAACTCATTCCGTTTTGAATTTGATCGAATTCAGCTTTACTAATTCCAGGTTTATTTTTCGGAGCTTCTTCTTTCTTAGGCTCCTCTTTTTTAGGTTCTTCCTTTTTCACTTCTTCTTTTTTAGGCTCAGATTTAGCTTCTTCCTTCTTAGGTTCATCTTTCTTTGTTTCCTGTTTTGCTTCTTGTTTTGGTTCGGTAGAAGCTGTTTTAGTTTCTTCTTTATCCTTACTGCTATTACCGTAAGCTCCAAGTACTACGATAACAACAATAACCCAGAACCACCATTTTTTGTAGAACGGTTTTTTCATTTTTGTTTCCTCCAGTTATGTAAAATGTAAGATTTCCGAGCTTATCATAGCAAACAATTAATTCGAATTTTGTCACATTCTGTCGAATGAAAATAAAAAAAGAGAGCCTAAGCTCTCAATGTCAAATATGGTAATATTATGTAAAATTTCACCACTGTTCAATGGAAAACATTTCCCCTACAATGAATTTAAATCAGAATATATCTTGATTATCCTCAAGCATATCGATTAACACAGAGACTTGCTTACAAAAACGTTCTCTCTGGTGTTCATTTAACGCCGTATACGTCACTTGAACATTAGATAATAGTTCTTGTAGTGGTTCATCTTCAAAATCGTTCTTGAACCCGATAAGCGCGTCTACCGAGACATTGAAGAAGGAGGCGATACTAACCAAAGTGTCTAAATCTGGTTGATACCGATCAGTTTCCCAGTTTTTGATTTGGCTCCTGCTCAAGTTTAACTTGTGGGAAAGTTGTTCTTGAGTTAAGCCACGTGACTTCCTTAGTTTTTTTAGAATCTGTCCAAAGTGTCTCATAGTTAAAAGTATAAATACTAAACAACTATACTACTATCAATGGGCGTATAACTACCTTTAATGATAAAAAAGGTAGAATAAGTTTCTCTTTCAGAAAAATAAAATAGAACAAAAGTTCGTTTTTGTGGTAAAATATGCATGTGAAGTCTTTTATACGTTCCATGCATATTTGCATATTTTATTTTTATATCGCTTGAAAACGTTGGTATAAAGCGGTTTCTCAACTTTCTCAATAATTGTCTGATAACTCTACGACTGAATTTTGGCAAAAATGTGTTATTATGAATACAAAATAAACGGACGTAAAAAAGACCCACGGTGTAAGTAGTGCGGCAAACACTCTTACACTGCCCCCTACCTGACTAGGGAACATTGTCGCGGATCTCTTGCATAATTATAACACATCTTAGATTAATAGTGGCGCGTTTTCCTTTATATGTAATAAATTGGGGTTTACGTGTCTTTTTGTCCAAAGGGAGGACAAAATGAAGTATTGGTTAGCTAACATTATTGATCAAATTGATTTTCAAAGAAAAAACAGAGAAAACATTGCTAAATCATTAGGGATAAGTGGCCCTGCATTCTCCAAGAATTTATCAGGAAAGACTGAATTAGGATTTTTGAACATGGTTAAGTTAGTTGAATATTTATTTGAAGATACATTCGAAAAGGCTTACATGATTCACGATTTTTGCAGAAGAACTAATAGCAAAAAGAATATACGGATAGCTATGGAGTATGGAAATGCGTTAGGCGATTTAGAATTGTTAAGAATAGCGATTCAAAGAGGGATTACTTCCAACAATGTAAAAACGTATGAGTGGGCTTGTGTATATGAGCTTGTATGGATGAGATCAAAGAAAATAATTAGTAATGCTTCTTTTATTGAAGAGTTAGAAGAAAGAAAAAAAAGTAAAATAGCGAAAAATGAAGAAATGAAAATAATGCTTGATATTTTAACGCTATATACAATGTACGATTTAAGGGATTTTAAAATCTTAAACAAACGCATAGAAAACTTACAATGCAAAATCGAAAAAATATCAAATAAATTCATTAGGGATTTATATAGTAATAGAGTTAAAGAATGGTACGCATATGCTCTACTAATGGACGAGCAAATAGAAAAATCCAGGGAAGTATGTCATAGCATATTAAATGTTTATGATGACCATGGTTATTTACATCTTCTAAAAGTATCTGCCTTAGGGTACTTAGGGGAATCTTATGTAGATAATTACGTGCAAGCAATTTGGTATTTAAATAAAGGGATTACTTTGTTAAACCAATGCCAATTTGAAAAAGCTCAAAACAGAAAAAAAGACTTTTTAAACATGAGATCATATCTAAGAATGATTCACGGAAAAGATATGCATGACTTGCAAATATATGACGAAGGAGAATGGTCTCTTTATTATATCGTCACAGGTAATCGAGAACGAGCTATTCGTATCTTGCGTAATAGGGAATTAACTGATGGTAGCCTTTCTCCTATGAAATTATGTTATTTAGGATGGGCTTTAGAAGATAAAGAAATACTTAAGAAGTCAATAGAATTATTTTGTTCTCAAGGATGCAAATTTTATAGTTATTTACCACGAAAAATGTTGGTAGATATTAATAAAAATGGTATAATATACACAGGTGATGCTAAATGAAAAAAGTAATAGCTTTAGTAACAACTTTGGCATTAGCTGGGGCGATATATATTTCTCCTGCTAAAGACCAAAAAGAGCAACTTAAACAAGTAGCAAAGGATGCTCAAACACAAATCATGTTAATGATGGACCCTGGAACAGGAATGGGATAATTTTCCGATTTAGGGTGCGATATAAATAGAGCGAATGCGATTGTCTCGTAATGAGGCAATCGCATTCGCTGTTTATAGGGTCCTTAACTAAATTTCAAAATTAATTTTTAGTTATATATTGTGAATTGTTCACAAACTACTATGAAGAAACAGGGGGCTTTAAAGATGGAGAAGTATACAGAGTTAGAAGTGTTAATTAGTAAAGCAAAGGGTGGAGATCAAGAGGCAATTGCAGCGTTAAATGTAATTATGGAGCAAATGAATCAATTCCAATAGGAAGTTTAAATAAAAAATAGACGATTGTTAGCTTAATATCGCCATCAATCGTCTAAACTGTTTACTGCACCTTTGATCATGTTTAATATAATTTTCTGTTGGTCTTCACTAAGTTTTTCGATTTTATTGATCATGTTGTTTAATTCCACTTTGACTTCTGAAGATTGATTTTCATCTAAATTCCTGTGATCAGATAGACCTAATAGATAATCTGTAGAAACGTTAAATACTTTAGCAATCTTAGTCACCGACTCTCTTGATGGAGTCTTCTTATTACCCTCGAATCGAGAAATTGTTGGTTTTGACAGTTCAGTTAAATCAGCTAATTCTTGCTGAGTGTAGTTATTTTCAATCCTTAATTGTTTCAATCGTTCATTGAACATTTTAATTTTTCCCCCTTAAGAAAAGTTACCCCGTGGGTCACCTTCTTTTATATATTAATATGAAAGTTACCTCTAAGTAAACGTTAAATGGGATATTTATATCAATCTTTTTATATTTTTCGGTGATTTTCTATTTATATATTCCCCCTAAAAATAAATAATAAACTTTTCTTGAAAATAAATGTTGTCTTCAGGGTAACGTGGGTGTATAATCAAAATTGTAAACGAGGTGATGACAAATGAAACCGAATAAAGTCAACAACGAGTTACTACATAAACTTCGTATTCAACATAAATTGTCACAGAGTGAATTAGGAGAAAGGCTTGGTAGAGCGAAAGCTACAATATCTAGGTATGAAACAGGGAAGAAGAACCCAAGCTTACCGACGCTATGTGCATATGCAGAATATTTTGGAGTAACAGTGGACCACTTGTTGAGTAAATAGAAATTTTTTTAACACTTAGTTACCCTGAGAGTAACAAGGAGGAAAGAAAATGAATCAATTAAAAGTAATCGCAAATGAAATGCTTCCGGTTTATCAAAATGAGAATGGTGAAAAATTTGTAAATGCTCGTGAGTTACATGAGCAGATGTTGGTTGGGAAAGTTTTTGCTGCATGGATACAAGAACGTATCGAAAAATACGGCTTCATCGAAAGAGAAGACTTTTTTCCAGTTTCGGAAAAAACAAACGGACGACCTAAAGTGGAATATTGGCTCACATTAGATACAGCAAAAGAAGTAGCGATGGTACAAAATAATGAAGCTGGACGAGCAATCAGAAAATACTTTATTGAAGTAGAAAAGAGATTCCGTCAACAACAAGCGAAGTCGCCAGCCGAGCTGATCTATATGTTAGCTCAACAAAATATGGAAAGCGAAAGACGAATGGTTCAGCTAGAACAGCAAGTAACTACAGTGAATCATCGATTAGATAACATTGACAGAATCGATACTATCGGTGACTTGCAGCAACGATTAAACAAAATGATTAGACGACATGCACAACAAGAGAAAATGACTATCCCGAATGCATGGAGAGCTTTCACAGATGCATTCAACACAGCGTACAAAACAAACCTGAAATTGCGAATTACAAAATATAAAGAGAAACACGGTCTTAAAGACTTAACTAGACCTCAGTACTTATCAATGACAAATCAATTAGAAGATGCTGTTCGAGTAGCTGACAAACTTCTTAACAAAGGGAGCGCTACAGCATGAGTCAACTAAAAGAAGCAATCGATATTTTAGAATCGGCTTTCAGAGATGTTAGAGATCGTTACCCAGCAACACTAACTAATTCACATGGATCATTCCCTAGCATCATAAATAGAACCGAGTATTTAGAAGCGTTAATCGAAAATGCTTTAAACATTCTTTGGGAACAAGAGGAGGAATGAATAATGGAAGAAGGCATATTCTCACATTTCATGATTCTGGTGGTAGTTATCGGACTTGCAGGCTTCATTCAACTTATGGAATTCATAAACAAACATTTGATTAAGGATGAAAATTGATGGATAAACAGCAGAAAGATAAGGAAGACAAAGAAAACATCATCAAAATGGTACGAGAGTTAAAAGCTAAAGAGTTACATAACTGTGTGGCAGTCATCGAGAAGTACCATTATATAACTCTAGCAAAATAGGACAAGCGTTGTGCTTGTCATCATGATCAGGAGCGGACACCTTTCCCCCTCCACCTCGTTTCTGGTCATGATGATGTGTACAGCATCATGAAAGGGGAATGAAAATGAACCCAAGTTTCGAGCCAACGTATTGCAATGACCTAAAAGGAAACAAGTACTTATGCAGATTTGAGCACTACCAAGTGGAAAGTCGCTTTGAAGGTGAGCCGAAAGAATGGAAGGCTGACATCATCGAGTTTATGCCAATTATCCCTATCTACAAATGTTGGGGAAAAGGAATCAAAACAAAATAAAAAGCCCGTACAGAAGCACAGGCTAGTTGTTACACAGATTGGTAACTAAATTTTAACAAACTTTCAGAAAGTTAGCTATTGAAAATAAAAAATGCTCGCTGGCAACGAGCACTGTAGAGAAAACATTCCCTAAAATTAGCTACCTCTATTATACCATAAGTTTTCTCTCAGTAAATAAGGAGGAATGCAAAATATGATTGAAAATCCGATTACTTACGGCAATCATCATGATTCATCAGCAAATGATTCTATCGGAAATTGCGAAGGGTGCTCTCAAGAGATTTATTTGGGTGAAGAGTACTTGGATTTTGACGGAGATTACATCCATAACTCAACGGAATGTGTTGAAGAGTATGTAGTTGAGCATTCAATTACGAAAGTAGCAGGTGAATAAGATGGGCCTACAAAACAAAATTGAAGCTGAAATTCAAATTCTAATGAGTTTGGTTGAACGATACAAGCAAAGTAAAGAACCTAACGCTGCATCTATGGTTGTGGCTTATGAACATGGATTACAAGCACTTATGGAAGTACATGAAGCTAGTAAACAAACGGAAATTTCACCGTTTTAAGAGAGAGGGAGATTAATATGACAACTGAAAATTACTTTTCTAAATTAGCTCAAATAGATTGTTCGGAACACGTTGAGAAGAAAGGTCGCTTTAGCTACTTATCATGGGCGTGGGCAGTCAAAAAGCTTCGTGAAGTAGATCCAACAGCAACATGGGAAGTTAAGCGCTTTGATGGAGTACCATACCTTAAAACAGATTGCGGTTATTTCGTAGAAGTTGAGGTGACTGTACAGGGATTACCACTAAGTCAGATTCATCCGATACTTAACAATCAGAATAAGCCAATTGCAGAGCCTAACAGCTTCGATATCAACACAAGTATCCAACGTTGCTTGGTTAAAGCGATTGCTTTACACGGATTAGGATTATATATCTACGCTGGTGAGGACTTGCCAGAAATACAAGAAGATCCTGTTTCTTCGCAACAAGTCGGAGTAATTAAATTAAACATTAAAAAGCTCGCTACTCTTCGGAAAGTAGACGAGGATACGATAAAAGGTCATCTAAGTGTCTCAGAAATCACCGAATTAACAAAATCACAGGCTGATGAAGTAATTAAAAAGTTAACAAAGTGGGTTAAGTCAGCCGAAAAAGAAACAGAAGAGTCAAATGAACAACCACAAACAGAGGCATCTTAAATAAAGCGAGGATTGAGCAATGGAAACTGTTACTATTCATCGTTATCGATACAAAGAGATTATCAAAGCTGTTAGGGAAAAGGAGGATGCGGGGTACGACTATGTTACCCCGATCCGAAAAGTATATAAAGCTGGTAAAGATTATAAAAACGTAAATCAAAAAGTTCATGGATTAAGCAAAAAGAAATCATGGGTTTATACAGGTCAAAATGATGAGTTTAGCTACATGTGCGTAATGAGGAAGGTGAACTAATTGAGTAATTTATTAATACATGAACCACCATTAATGGTTCTCCCTTCTTTAGCGAAGGAAATCGGATTAAATGAAGCAATAGTGCTGCAACAAATACATTATTGGCAACAGATGTCTCGTCACTTCCATGACGGAAAAAGATGGATATATAATAGCTTCCCAAAATGGAACGAGCAATTCCCTTTCTGGAGTGAAAGTACACTCAAACGCATATTTAAAAGTCTCGAAAATAGAAACTTACTATTTGTTGGAAATTATAACAAGTTAGCCATAGATTGGACAAAGTGGTATTCCATAAATTATGAAGCTCTAAATGAAGTGAGCGGTCAAAATGACACGACCATAGTGTCAAAATGGCACGATGGGGATGTCAAAATGACACGACCATTACCAGAGATTACTACAGAGATTAACAACAATAATAAATATGCTGCTAAAGCAGACACGAAGAAGAAGCCAAATAAGAATTCTTATAGTGATGATTTTGAAGAAATATGGAGTATCTATCCAAAGAAAAGAAACAAACCAAAAGCGTATCAACGTTATAAAGAAGCTTTAGATAAAAATCATAGTCATGAAGATATTAAGCACGGAATTACATGCTATGCAAAAGAATGTGATCGCAACGGAACCGAGCTTACATTCATCAAGATGATGGAAGGTTTCTTGAATGACGAAAGATACTTTGAATATAAGAAAACGGAACAAAAGCAGCAGCAAACAGCTACCTATTCTATTGATAATCTACTTGATTGAGGTGTAACGCATGGATAAGTACCAGGTTCATTACGAAAACGAATGTCATAGTCTCAGTATGATGATGCGAGACAACAGTTTAATAGATGAAACTCGATTAAAACCGAAACATTACATGAATCCTCATAACAAAAGTTTGTTTAAAGTCATGAAGGAATTACGCGATGAGGACAAGCCTGCTGATATGAATTCTCTTGCTCAAGTAGGTGAAAACAAAATGGCACTGTTTGGCGGTGTAAATACATTAAGTAACGTTTATGGATTGGGAGTATTAAGTCATAACTTTAAATTTACGCAAGATAAGATGATTGAATTTGTAGCAATTGAAGAAGCTTTGCAAGAAGTTGAGAACTTTAAAGACAAAACGAAGTTCGTACACAACTCTAAGCAACTAAACGAACTAATTTCAAAGATTAATAATGTTCAAGTTGCCACTATAAAGCCCCAGCCTTCGTTTAAAGAGAAGTTACAAATGAGGGGGCAACAACATAGTCAAATGCCAGAACAAGGATTGAGCGGAACGCCAACAGGGTTTACAAGCATAAACAACGCATTAGACGGTTGGCAACCATCAGATTTAATAATTGTAGCTGCAAGACCTTCAGTCGGAAAGACAGCTTTCGTGCTAGAAACGATGAGACGAGGTGCTAAAGCAAGCAAAGATTACATGGGAACATTCTTTTCATGTGAGATGGACGAAACAAAGATCATTGACAGATGGATTGCAACAGAAGGAAAAATTCCAGTCGCTACAATGAACAATCCAAACAAATTCTTCAATGGTCGCCAAGAATATTGGGAGAAATACCATAGAGCGTGCGGAGAACTTGCGGAACTTAATATAAATGTTCGTTCCGAAAAGGGAATTAACGAAATCCGCGCGGTGATTCGCAAAACTGTAAACGAAAATCCAGGTAAAAAGCATTTATTTGCAATAGATCACTTGGGTCACGTAGACATTGATGAATCATTTGATAGTAACCATCTGAAATTTACATACATCATGAAACAACTGAAAGATATGCAGAAGGAATTTAACGTGCCTATAATCCTTGTAGCGCAGTTAAATCGTGCAGTAGAAGGTAAACAAGACAAAGCACCGTCAATGTCGGATATAAGGGAATCAGGGAGTATAGAAGAGATTGCAGATGTGATTATCTTCCCACACCGTCCGGCTTACTTTGACAGAGAACAAAGGGAAGCACAAGACATTCATGATGTGGAGTTAATTATTGCAAAGAACCGAAACGGATTCGTAGGAACATTGCCGTTCCAATTTATCAAAAAAACGAATTTATTCCTCGAAAAAGGAGTGTAACGCTATGACGGTTATGGATATGTACACAGAAGCAAAGAAGGATGGAATGATTAGCACTTGGCTGTTAATTGAGTATCTTGTATTTGAAAGAAAAGCAATTACCTTTGCTGACGGAATGGACAAGCTCAGTTACTTCTTCGAAGAAAGATTCAGAAACAAAATGAACGAGTACTTAATTGATTACATGATGAAACGCGGAATTAGTACCGCAGCGTAAAGGGTGGGAGAAATGAGAAGTCAATTGAGCTTCGATGATATATTGGGTACTTTCGATTACAAAGCGAAGAGCACAGCCGAGCAATTCCTAGCGAATACACCGAGAATCCTTACTTACGCCGTGGATTTCTTCGATAAAGACTTAAGGCAGAAATTACGGTGGTTTGAAGCGAAGACAAAGAGCGAAGCCGAGGGAATGGCTAAGAAGAAATACGGGCAGATACAGATTGTTGACATATACATCTCAGATCGAACGCTAAAGGAAATTATGGAACTGGATTAAGAAAGGGGAATGGGGATGGATTACGAAAACTTAGTTTCAAAACTTGAAGGTGTATTATCGCTTGGGAAAATGACTTCTAAAGCAAAAGAGGATATCAAAGAAGTTATAGATATGATGAATAAAGTTTTAGAAAAACAACAGATTCGTGATCGTGCAGGGGAATTAGGATTACAGACATTTTATAACAAGTCTTATATCGAGAAAGATTTGATGAATAGCATGAATGCCTTTTGTAGTCATCCGAAGGGATACGAAATGGCTAGTGACGATTTAAAAAAGATGCAAGGAATGCAGGAAGATATCCTTCACATGTTAGAGCTGTTTGAAGATGATGACGAAACGCTAATAAGGCATATGAAAGATTTAGTAGTGATTCGCAAACAAAGAAGACTAGCTAAAGATTACATGGAGCTGACTAAACCGATTAAAGTATTAATTAGTAAATATCCAAACATCGGGAAAGAGTTAAAGCAATGTCTTAAAAGTGTAAGAGAAGTACAAGAACAAATTCGGACTAGAAAATACACGCCTCGTGAATTAACTGCTATGGAAGAAGCGTTTAAAAAACTAGAAGTGGTTTAGGAGGGAAAGGGAATGGCATTGAATCGTTGGTTAACTAATGAGGAGCGAGCGATTGCTAAAGAGAATGGGATTGGATATCACACGTTATACGGTAGGGTTTACGAATTAGGTTGGGATATTGATAAAGCGATAACAGCTTTGCCAGGAACGGTGTATCACGGATATGAAAGAAAATATGAGAAGTGGGTAAAAAAAGCGAATCGAAACGGTATAAACACTAGAACCTTCTACAGTAGAGTAACAATTCTTGGGTGGGAGTGTGAAGAAGCGGCAACAAAGCCGACAAAAGAAATGGATCCTAACAAGAAATATTGGGTAGAGATCGCAAAACAAAACGGCATCAATTACCAAACGTTTATGTCGAGAGTAAATGTTAGAGGGTGGGAATTAGAAAGAGCGGCAACGACACCACCAATAAAGGTAGGAAGACGTCGCTCAGTAAAAGTTAAGGGGGAAGCGTTATGAAGTATTATGGTCCGGTTATTACTGATGAAGATTACAAGAAAGCTGCTAAGAATGGCATTAGTAAATCAAATGTATATCAGCGGGTTCATGAGTATGGATGGGAATTAGACCGCGCTATAACAACGCCGATTAGAAAGCAGAAAGGCAAAACTAACGCCGGGATGATAACTCTTGCAGAGCGAAACGGAATTAGCAAGGTAACTTTTTGGAAAAGAGTTAAAAATGGCATGGATCCATACGAAGCGGCAACAAAACCTAAAGGGTACGCGTCATACCTGGAATTATCAAGAAAGAACGGAATTAAGGACACTACATTTTACCAAAGGATTCAAAGAGGGATGAAACCTTATGAAGCAGCAACAAAGCCAGTAGTAAGCCGAAAAAAGGCACAGAAAATCAGCTAGGAGGCAACATGGATAGGCAAGACGTTTTAATAGAACTATTGATTCAACAAAATATATTCAAGCTACCGGATGGGCGCGACTTATTTGAGGGGAGTTGCGAGGAACTGGCGGGGCTGTTGGAAAGGGATGGGGAGAATGAGTAGAGAGATCAAGTATAGAGCATGGGACAACGTGAAAGACAGAATGTATTACGCGGGAGAAGAAGATGATGTAGTATTCCACTTTGAATCTAATGGAATTATTGCAACAGATATAACAGAAGACGAAGAGGAATTCAGAACACTGCATCATCTTAAATACATGCAATACACAGGCTTAGAGGACATGAACGGAAATGGTATTTATGAAGGTGATCTTGATTCGGATGATTATAATAACCTTTCGGTAATTTGCTATATCGAAAAGTACGGTGCCTATTGTGCGGTTCCTTTGGAATTGTATTTGCATGAAGACTATGAAAATGAAGTGGTATATGAACATGGATACGATTGTTATTTCCATAATGTAACTCCGAAAAAATACTTAAATATTGTTGGAAACATCTACGAAAATAAAGAATTGTTAGATGGAGGTAAATGAGAATGAGAGAAGCGATTGAAGAGTATATCGAACAGTTACAACAATCAGCAGTGGAGAACAGAAAGCGAGCGGACAAGGCTTATGATGATGAGGATTTAGGACTTGCAGGGTATTACAAAGGGCAATGGATTGCGAATGAGGAAACGGCAGTTAAATTAACGGTTATCTTATCTAAATACAAGGAGGAAGAACAATGAAATATACAGAGAATGGAACTTTCGAAATCACTAAATTATTAGCAGAAGAGAAGGAGAATGAAGAAAATGGCAACTAAGATCATTGTTTACACGAAAAATAATTGTGGTGATTGCAAAAGAGCGAAATTCATGCTGGCACATTGTCCGGTTGATGTGGAAATTAAGGAAATTAACGTTGAACTAAAAGAAAATGAACACCATATAAAACAACAAGGATTAATGACATTACCAGCTTTCTTGATGGAAGACGGAAATATCATACACGGATTTCACGAGGGCAAGATTATGAACGCATTAGGAATCTAGGAGGGATCGCATGAAGAAAGAAACAGAGATTCAGGTGAATAGTGAACTTGCAGTAGTAGAAAGTGAGATTCGTAAGATGGAATATCACTTGGTTGGATTAGATAACGAGAAGCGGAAGACAAAGCTCTCTTTGGAAGTGTTGAAGAAACAGAAAGAGAAATTGAAAAGTTACTTATAAGGAGCGGGACGGGATGAATTTACGAGTGAAGATTAAGCGAGTGAAAGATGTGGAGTTACCAAAATACGCTAGAGAATTTGATGCTGGCTTTGATTTAGTTGCAGCGGAGGATGTAATTATTAAACCTGGAGAAACAAAAGTAATTCCTACGGGTCTTGCATTTGAGATTCCACCAGGATATGAAATGCAGATAAGACCACGTAGCGGCATGTCACGTAAAACAAAATTGCGAGTAGTTTTAGGGACCATCGATAGTGGATATAGGGGAGAAATTGGTGTGATTGCAGATAACGCTTCACTTATCGAATACGCATCTATGCCAAGGTTTAACGCAGGAATTTTGGCGGGAGATAACGATTTTAGCATTACAAAGCCAGTAAAATATGAGGCTATTGAAATTAAAAAGGGAGACAGAAACGCTCAAGGCGTCATAGCACCAGTAGTAACAGCTCATTTTGTTGAGGTGGACGAGCTTTCGGATAGTGAACGTGGCGTTGGTGGGTTTGGATCTACAGGAACAAAGTAAGACCGAATTTGAATTTTGTTAAGAAAAGGGGAATTAGAGATGGAAGTTACAGCTAAAGCAACGGGATTTAATGAAGAAGGTTCTTTAAAGGGTAAAGTGACAATTGTTACAAAAAACAATACGTTTACAATTCATACAGATTATGAAGATGATGCTTATTATCTAGCCAGTGTACTTGAAGATGTAGCAGAAGAAATTGAAGTTAAAGAAAACTAAACAAAAGCGTTATTTGAA